TTATAGTTGCATATGGTACGAACGGTTTCCCTGTCGCAAAAGCTCCTGAGTCTATGTATAAGGCTCGCGCCGGAGAAACTGGTAGAATCCAACTAGATGGGTGGGATGCGGTAGGAAAAATGGGGGAGAGGTATAAGTCCAAGGAGAGAGCACTGACCGACCCCCGACCCTGCCTAGATCTTGTCTCAGAGCTGATCTCACGTGCGCGGTCAGTCCAGTCTACAGAGATTGCAGCCCAGCTCTCTGGAGCGCTCAACCAGTGCGGATATCCGATCATGGATCCCACCACATCTGCTGCGAAGTCCCGAAGAATTGGTACCGCGCCCCCAATGCACGACATGATTCGGCTCCACCAGGCGGTGTGTCTCTTCTCACATCTCGTCCTGAAGAACTACATTCAGAAGCATGGTTACTGGCCGCCCTTGGAACCTGGGCCCGGGTTTGCCCGCACACGCCTGGGTGCCCTCTACAGGAGTCGTTCCCTGCTAGTCGACGATGGCTCGTACCCTTTGGAGGACTGGGACCACGCTTGCATAGGTAAGATTGCAGAGTTTGAAAAATGGGCTGACTATCTGCGCCTGCTGGCGGACAAGGCTTCGTTCGAAGGAATGAGCAAGCGGACTGCAAGGTATCGTGGGGAGCCCGTGGGGACTGAGTACACAAAGCTCCTCCATCACACAGTCATGCAGACCGACATCGACACGTGGGAAGAATCGGAAGTACTATCTCTCCGCCTGGAGCCTCCTGAAGTCAGAGGTGCAAACCTGGCTCCCAAAGAGAAGGAATACAAGCCGGAAGCTAGGATGTTCACAATCCTACACCCATCCATAAGGAGGCCCCTCTCTATAGCTCAGGAAAATGTAAAGAGTGGCATCTTTCCATATCTACCCTACACAAGCATGGCCATGGGGCCTGTGGAGCTTGCTCGGTACCTCCACTCAGTTACGGCACTTTCCGATCACCATCTGAAGGTAGAGGTGGACCTCTCATCTTGGAATCTTCGGTTCGAAGAGATGTTCTCTGAGGCGGTGGGGTTCCGGATGGACAAGATGTTTGCAGTCCAAGGGAAATTTGGCCAGTCTCACGCATTTTTCCGACGGTCCGAGTTCTGTGTTACCGTAGCGGGCATGCTGGTCCCCCAGCTTGAAGGCAGCACTCCACGGGATTCAGACTCGGATACGTTGTGGCACGACGACGGGTCGGGCAAGGAGGGCATAGAGCAGAGATTCTGGACAGTGCTCACCATCCTCATCATATACCTTGCGTTCTGGGGAGAGCCAGTGACATTCTCAGTGATGGGACAAGGCGACAATCAGACTGTCGTGATCGATCTGTCCCGAATTGTCCCCTCCAGACGCACTGAGGTGGCATCCCGCCTCATGGACAAAATTTCCACCACGGCAACCGAACTCAACCACGAGGCCAAGGTGGAAGAATTTATGATGTCCCTGACTCTGCTCACCTATGCTAAGAATTTCTACGAGGATGGTCGGGAGATTCCGGGATGGGTCAAGTGGGTTTCCAGAATAAAGCCTGACATCGACGAGGTCCTCCCATCCCTTCCTGCTACAGTCGGTAGCATTATGTCCTCTGCCTTGTCTGCTGGAAGGAAAACCCACAATCCGCTATACGCTTGGTGGGCAGGTCTCATGGTAGCAGGATGGGAAATCCAAGAGTGGTACCGCGACAGGGCACCCGTTCCAGCGTCATACACCCCGGGAGTGGAGGAGCTGTCAGACCCACAGCTCTCAGCTGCCTGTATGATTGTCCCGACCAGCCTTGGTGGGTTTCCGGTTCCCCCTCCAACATCGTTCCTGGTCACAGGTAACCCA